TACTACGCACATCATCGATGCAAATTATTTTTCTACCTAAACTTTGTATGAACTCACTATGTTGCACTGTATTAAAATTACAAATCTGTGCAGTGTTGTTATTGCTTTGTTTGCCTTTGAAATCATTGAAGCATTCATTCCACTTATGAAACACATCTTTTTCTCTATTACGATATGCTTCTAATATATCATTAGAATACCAAGTCTTAGCATCAGGAACATTATTATATAAATCTAACACAGTCTTAGCCATATTCTTTTTGTTGACTGTAAAAAAATGACGGCTATCAAAGTTTTGAGTCCAGCGTTGATTCTCTAATACTACTGTAGGCATCTGTATCATCTGTTCATAAAAAGCCATGCCATAACTCTCTACAGTGCTAGGGTTGAATGCTACCCTTGCGCCAGTGATGAAGTCTACCTTCTCTTGTCCTACAATGCTAGCACGAACATCATAGGTAGCACCGATCTTAGCCAGTCTATCTTCAAACTTCTTAACACCATTAGGACTAGTCATTACTTTAGCGGGTAATTTAGTTTGTTCTATCAAATCGATAAACAGTTCAGGATTCTTACCTTCTTCCCAACGACCAATAAACAATACACCTTCACGTGGTTTGTGATGTTCTTCTAACAATCCTTGCTCCGTGACGGGGATAGGTAAATGCCAAGCATTGTCAAATTGATGCTTATTGAACATGCTCTGTGTACCTACATAGATACCATCAGTCTGTAACTGTTGACGCATCACCACATTTGTATTGTACAAGAATGGATTCTTTGTGTCTTTGAACATTTGACTTTCAAGGTGTGTATACGCAATAATTTGTATAACATCCTCGAGGCCCATAGTACTAGCGACTTGTACAGTCTCGTATGTATTACAGATAAATGCATCATATAGATTGTGTTCCAATGCTTCTACAATAGCAGTACGGAAGTTGGCCATGCGCTCATAGCAAAACGTATCACCATACATGAATATATTACTATGAAGAGTGTATGGCAGTGGTTCTAGTGGGGCAATGATGTTCGCTTTCAATGACTCGACAAACTCATTATCTTTAGGTTCTTTATCTGTAATGATATCGACTTTGATATTATGCTCGTCCATCAATTCACAAAAACTCTTTGTAAATTGACCTATACCACCATGAGGTATCAATGTTTGATAACTCACTAAGAAGCCGATTCGTTTATCGTAGGTTCTCATTCTTCCACTTTAGTAATTTCTAACTCACAATCGATGATCATCTCGCATTCATCTTGTACCCAACCGTGATCGCATTCGAGGTCAAGCCAACTATTGCCCTCTTCAAAAAATTCTTCTAGCCACTCTTGTGTTTCTTCATCACATTCATCCATGTCATGCTCTTCCCAACAGCCGTCAGTAGTTTCTACTAGTTCAGATTCATAACCACAATCATAGATATTCACACCGGCTTCGATATCAGGAGGATTATCATCCTCAGTCTCTACGGTGAACTCACCCCAACGCCATCCAGTCTCAATCATAATACGATTGTCACCTTTATAAAGGTAATTACGTTCAATGATTGACTTCTTCCATGCGGGTTTTACACTCCAAGTTGCCATTATACGTTTCCTTTCAATTTAGCAATAAGATATTCATCTTTATGATACCAGCGATATTCAAACACAGGTTCGCCTGGACCTGTCCACATGGCTACTTTTCTATATGCGAACTGTAGCCATAACCTTTTATCTGATAGCCAGCAACGTTTAGGTAACCAAGCGAATCGCAAGGTAGTACCTATACTATGGTGATCAAAATGATCCCAATCATCTACTCTATCTCTACTGTTATAGAATGGCATTACCAACTCTCTACGTCAGTAATGTCTAACTTTACCATCTCTTTAGGATCAAACTCAATTGTTACTGACGGTCCAATACCGCTAGGTGATGATTGCTTCCAAACAATTTGATTAACTGCATCATACATATCGAACACTTCTCTAAGTTTTTCAAACTGATTGCGAGTGATCACAAATTGTTGTTCTTTTGATATAACACCTTCTGTCATGTTATGTTCCCCATTCGTTCTTAAACAATGGTACTTGCAGTCTATCGCTGTACCTCAAACCATTCTTCATAGCAAAGTTTGCTACTTGTCTATTATTAAGACTGTACACACTTTCTACACCGCCTACGGGCATGACATACACATTACCTGTAAAACCTTCACTGCGATAAAGTTCTGTGACTTCTAATACTTCGTCCATATCTTCTTGACTTGCGATAACAAACTTAAGATATACATGACCTGATTCTTGATATTGTAAAACAACATCAGGTCTGATCGCACGTTCACGCTTTTCACCACTAACACTGAGTTTTGCGCTTACGCTAAACGTGATACTATCATAACTGCGACTGCTGAACGGATCACCCTCAGCCCAATCATATAAAAAGTCTACAAGTTCAGGCTTTAGTTTCTGACTACCGTTAGTCTCAAACGTGATCTCTTTAAGATTTTTCATGAAGGGATGACTGAGAAGTTTAGGATACATCTTCTGCCATCCTAACAGTGGCTCACCGCCTGTGATGACTAAGTGTTCGTCTCGCCACTCTTTGAAGGGGAGGATATCTTTGATTGAATCAGCGATGCCATCAACTGAGACACGCGGACTAAGATGCTTGAACCTAGGATCCCAACTAGCATAACTGTCACATCCGGTACTAACCAGTGGTAAATCTCTATAAGATTTATATAACTTTGCATCGACAGCATGACGTTCATTAGTTTTTTCTCCTCTGGGCATACCGAAACCATCGCAAGTGAAGTTACAGCCGAACGTTCTTAGAAAGACTGAAGGCACGCCCATGTAGCGACCTTCGCCTTGAATACTGTAGAATAGTTCACTTATCTTGATTGAGTTCATTTAAATACCTTATTAATTCTTTATCTGTAGGTTTCACACTGTAGTTCTGTTTAAAGAATATCTCATAACTATCACTACCGTATTTACCAATACCATAGAGTATATTAGCATTTATTTTGTCCCAAGTCAAGTAATCACGGCTCATACCACGCAACCTTTTTTCCCTGATATTATACATACCAAGAGGCTTGATGATATCGATCACTTGTTCTGGTGTACTATTTAGGAGACTTCTTGGGTTTGGAAACTTTTTTAGGAACTTTGGAAGCACGTACTTTACTGGCTTTCTTCCCGTTTGGTTCAGCATGATCACTCCTACCATGTGTTCCCATTCGTTCTTTATCTGTTGCTGAACCATTAGATCGTCTCTTAGTGCTTTTACCTTCACTTTGCTTCTCCCTGTATCTCAACACGCCATCTACTATGCCATATTCAGTAGTCTCTGTGACCAATCGCCAACCGTCAAAAACTACTATTTTTTCAGTGGTTTCACGCTCTAAAAATTGCTTGAATTCTGATAGGCTATTATACTTTAATTTTTTAGGTATATACATCATTGAAACTTGAGTTTGTACCAATTCAGTTCAGCATCAGAATATAAGTATATCCTAGTTCTATGATTGTCAGTCAAAAAAGCCCAGGTATATTTTTGTTTAGGATTTAAAAATTTTAATTCTCTACCCGGGCCAAATACTTGCCAGCACCATTCACGTATCGTACAAAAATCATGACCATCTTTATGAGGGTGGACGAACTCTAAGCAGTACCCAAAGTTCGCACCACCGGCAAATCTACGATCTAATTTTTGTATGATTATCAAATTACCACCAGTCTTCCCAAGGGAACACACACCATTCGGGATTCTCGGCTTTGTTGATCGCCAGGCCAACAAAGTCTGTCTCAAATTCGCTTGCTTGATTTTCGATCAATACAGCAAACCTGACATTCTTATGCCAAACACTAGCCCATGCTGTTTGTTCTTTAGGTAAGCAACCGCCTTGCCAATCGCTAACAATATTTTTAAATGTATTGCCAGTGTCATTGATGTCGTCAACAATCAAGATATTCTTGCGCATAGAAACATCCCAGCGACTCTTATATGTCTCTTGCTCTTCAGATGGAACAGTGCCAAATGCGTCCTCTGCCATCCATAGATTAGACTCAGCAGGATCTAATGCATAGAAAGGAATGTTTAGGTAATGACTAAGCATCACGCCAGGAATCAATCCTCCCCTAGTCAAACCTACAATATAGTCAGGTCTGTAGTCGGCAGTATACATCTGACGCACGATTTCTAGAACCCCGCCCTTGACGAATTCATCTGTGTAATACATTTGTTTATCCATAATTACCAATGCCTCATTACGTTTGCTATGATGAATAGACATGTTATCACATGTAACACTACCCATGAAGTTTTTAGGAACAATGCGATACGGGCTTCACGCAAAGTAAGTACAGGGACTCTAGGGCGATCCTCGTCGGTCTCACCCATTAGATGCCCTGTTGCTCTAGCCCAAATTTTTACTAGACTGTTCATGCTTCGTAAATTGCGCTGTTTGCACCATGTTCGGCACATTCTACACGCACACAATAACAACGATTGTTAGATTTCTCGCGAATTAAGTTATCAGCATAATTAAAAGCATGTTCAGCAAATTTTTCTGCGCCCACACCATTAAAATATGTAAGTTTTGCCAACCCCAATTCTTCTAAATGTTGAAAATCTGCAACGTGCGGGTCTGCTGTATCTAAACAAACCTTATGATCAAAACTGTCTTCTAACCATTTCTTTAAATCTTTAAGACCCCCGAAATCTACAGCCCAGTTTTTATCATCTAATGTCTCACATCCAAAAGTAAACTTGAATGATAAACTATAGCCATGCAATAAATGACAATGACTATGCCCTGCATTGGGCTGTCTAAAGACTGCCGATAAACCTATGTTGTGTCCGTATGTTTTTGTTGAATAGTACTTTGCCATCTCTAGTCTCCTTTACTAATGAGCAAGTTTGATGGCGGCAGAATTTATAAATCGGGATGACGCCAAGACCGATGTGATTATACGCTTTTTACTTCGTATTGTTCGCTAATTTTAGTAGTCAATGTTTCCCATAATGGCTCTAGTGCATTACGCGGATCCAACTCTACTTCTTGATCAGTGATACAAGATACATCATAATTGACGATAACCTTATCACCTTTGTTATTCTCAAATGTTAACTTCATATCCATCTCCTAACTATCACTGTTCCATATCTGTACATATGTGTCTCACAGCCTATTCTGTCAGTAACACTGTGTACTAATTGTATCATCTTTGCGCTGTTTCCGCAAATGATTTCTAATGGGAATTCGCCCTGATTCATCAATATAAAGTTCTCTACCATAGGTTCGACCTCACTATGTCTGACACCGTGTAGGTCTAACTGATTCATGGCTTATCAGAGTACCTTTTTTGATTCTCTGCTTCCCATACACGCTCACGCAAGTTAGTGCTACTGAAACTATGATCGCGGCTATTAAACACTAATTCAATATTACGCTTCTCGCAGATAGCACGACCAGTAAATTCACTTTGCATATACTCTACACCTAATATACGAACATCAAGGGGTAGTGTTAGCAAAATATCTTCAAGGTCTTTTTCACTATTATAAACTACGATTTCGTCAACGAATCTATTTGCACTAAGTTGAATCTGTCTTTCTACCAGGCTTTGTATGGGAGCATTCTTTTGAGGTCTGTCCCAACTCGCATTGTTTTGTAAACCTGCGATTAGATAATCGCAATGATTCTTTGCTTCTGCAAGCATAGCAACATGACCTGCATGTAACAAATCGAATTGGCTGAACGTGATACCTATCTTCAACCCTTTATCTTTTAATTCTTTTATTTTATTGAATATCATCTTTTTAATTCACTCCAAAATTGTTTCTTATGTTGCTCTTCAAGCCAAACATCTTCATCAGTGAATGTAGGTTGTCTTTTGAGCATTTCCTCTAAAAGAAATTTGATCTCATAGAGTTCTTTTTTAGTCTGCCAAGATGTCCATCCGTCATTATAAGGGCTACAGATTTCTCCATGAGCCTTAATCAATTGCATTTTAATGCTATCTGGCTCTATTGGTTTCCTGTATCCCATTTGCGACCTTATTAGTATCAATGATGATGTCCATTGCTTGACGTAGTAACTGTTCGATAGTCACAAGTTTCTGTTCAGTTTCCCAAACTTTCTTGTGCTGTAGTTCTAATCTAGCCTCTAATTCACATACTTTAGAGAATAGTTGATCGTTAAAGTCTCCCATCACTTACAGCCCTTCATTGCGATATTCAAAAACTCAGCACGGGCAGCAGGATCGTTCTTGAATCCACCACCAAGACGGCTTGTGACTGTGCTACTACCTGTATCCTCTACACCACGACTCTTCACACAATAATGTTGTGCATCAATCATTACAGCAACATCTTCTGTGCCTAGGATGAATTGTAATGTGTGGAAGATTTGTTCTGTGAGGCGTTCTTGAATCTGTGGACGCTTGCTGAAGTATTCAACGATTCTGTTGATCTTGCTGAGTCCCAATACTTTATCCTTAGGTACATATGCTACTGTAGCAAGACCATCGATGACAACAAAGTGATGTTCGCAGTTGCTTTGTACATTGACATTACGCTCAACGACCATCTCGTTATACTTCATCTTGTTATCGACCGTAGTACACTTAGGGAACGAATCATAATCTAGTCCCCAGAAAATCTCATTGACATACATTTTAGCGACACGCTTGGGTGTATCGATCAAACTGTCATCGGTCAAGTCTAATCCTAAAGCCCTCATGATCTCAGCAAAGTTACCTTCGATGATATCAATCTGTTCTTTACGATCTAGATTGCGCTTTTTGATTGGGGTTTCAACACCCATTTTGACTAGGTGTTCATGAACCTGTTTGCCAAGTTCTGGGTCTGTTTTTGTCTTATTGTATGACATTTAGTTTCTCCTTCCTTACACGGATATGTTAAATTTTGCATTGATATGCGGTAGAACTATTTGTTCTGCGAACCCTTTAAACTGTTCTCTACTTGGATGAGTAGCCCTGTATCGAACTTCTAGATTACTATGATTTCTTAAATGCTCGGGCAAACATGCGAATCCAGAATTCAAACACCAGTCCCAACATGTTTTGACTGGTAAGAAATTACTCCAGTCTATCATATCGTAAAGATGTTTAACGTTTGGATGCTTCATCATAGATTCTTCAGGTAAACCTGCTTCATTAAATATAGACATGAAGTATTTTACGTTGACAGATTTAAGATACCACTGAGTCCTCACTATATGTTCTAATGCATATATGCAGGAACCTACAGGGTCATAGTAGTTTTTGATATAAGAGATTGTATAGTTATCTTCTTCCCAGGGACGCAGGGAAACCCAACAACCTTCATCGTTGTCTATGAAACGAAATGTGAATCTAGACTTAAATCTATCTGTATCACTGTGATAATTTTCTAGCCTATGAATGCTAGACCACATCACGCCTACTAATAGTTCTTGGGGATTAGATGATTTCAGAGCAGTCTCTACACCGTGAATGACGGATCGACTGATGTACCCATTACCTGCACCGTTAACGGCATAATTATATAAGGGTAGGTTTAAAGATTCGGCTACATAGTTTGGCCAAGCGATTCTGCCTTCAGTAGGAATACCCTCAGTAAAACTACAACCACTTACTATTAACTTTTCTAACATCGTCCTTCCTTACGCGGATAAAATTTGTAAATCAACTCGCTACCGTTGTGTAGCATATGTATTTATATCTAACTGATATAACCCTTACTTTTTAAATGGGGCAATATCACCTTATCTACAAACATCTTACTAATAGCAGGCGTAGGATGCTGTGTTTCATCGAACTTCATACCTTCTCTTTTACCCCAATCATACATGTTCTTTATGGGTAGAACGTTACTATAATCTATCTGATCGCGCAGATATTTTACGTCTGTATGATTATTATATTTCAAATAATCATCACCGTCTAAACTGTCGTAGTTATATGTAGTGAAAAAATATTTGATATTGTGCATTTTTAAGAACCATTGAATGCGCAAAATATTTTCTATAGTGTTTATGTACAGACCTATATCATCATAATAATGTTTATAATAAATCTGACTTAATTCATCACTCCAGCCCGGATGCATCAGATAATTATTCTGTTCAGCACCTACGCTACACGGTTGGCTGTAATACCAGTTGGTTGATTTGTGCGGATCCCACTGATAATAATCTACAGGTTCATGCGTCAGATATACAGACTTTCTAGATACTCCCGACCACATCACTCCCACTAGTAGATTTTCAGGTTTGTACTTTTGCACAGTCAAGCATTGATTGACTCTGAAGATCACACGTTTAGAAATAATGTCGTTACCTGTGCTACCTGCACCGTCAAAAAAAGCCTGCATGTCTAATGCATCACGCAAGAATACAGGCCAGTTATCGCCGGGTACTTGTGTGAAACTGCAACCTGCTGATATCAATATTCTAGGATTTGCCATTTACAAAAACACCATTATACTGTTGCGTTACGCGGACAAAAGTCGTACACTTGCTAAGATTTTTTAATGTATGCGCACCTACATACGTACATGTGCTACGGATACCTCCCAGTAAATCTAGTACTGTGTTATTAACAGGACCACGATATGGGACTACGACCGTTCGCCCTTCGCTACTACGATAACTTGCTATACCGCCGTTGTGCTTGTTCATAGCAGTATCAGAACTCATTCCATAGAATGTAATTTTTCCATCTTCTACGGTGCCGCCACCTTCGTCATGTCCGGCTAACATACCACCAAGCATGACGAAATCTGCCCCTGCGCCAAATGCTTTAGCCACATCGCCTGGGCAAGTACACCCGCCATCAGCAATGATATGTCCCCCAAGCCCATGCGCCGCATCGCTACACTCAATGATCGCACTAAGTTGCGGGTAGCCAACCCCAGTTTGTATCCTAGTTGTACATACCGATCCTGGCCCGATTCCGACTTTAACAATATCTGCTCCTCGTAGTATCAATTCTTGTGTCATATCTGCGGTAACAACGTTACCTGCAATGATTGTACAATGCGGAAATGCTTCGCGCACTTCTTCTACATAATCACCGAAATGATCGCTGTATCCATTGGCAACATCTATGCAGATAAAATGAATCTCAGGATAACTATTGATGATACGGCTTAGTCTTTGAAAGTCTTTCTCATTAGTACCTGTGCTTACTGCTAGATGATTACCACCGATCTTGCCGATCGTATCAGAAAACTGATCTTCAGTATATGACTTAACAAGGCATGTGAACATACGATGTTCATATAATGCTTCAGCCATTCCTAGAGTACCTACACCATCCATGTTAGCGGCCATGACTGGAACACCTGTCCATTCAAAACCGCTATGCTTGAACTTGTAAGTACGATTCAAATCGACTTCTTTACGACTAGATAGTGTGCTACGCTTGGGGCGTATCAATACATCCTTGAAGTCTAACTTGATATCTTCTTCGATACGCATTTATTAAGCCTTTGCTTCCTTACGTGCGTTCTTAGTAGCAGTGATTTCGTTACGGCGTGCCTTTACAGCCTTAGCAAGTTCACCAAGGGCCTTACGTGCGCGGGTACCGGCAGCGTTATTGCCCTTCTCAAACTTCTCATGTTCAGCAAGATATGCTTCCAAATGTGTGTTAATATCGTTATGTGCGCTCATATTTTTCTCCTATTAATATTTGCTTTCTCTCGTATGATTACGATAATCCGTACTCATACGCAACCATTGCTCACCCTTACCTTCAAGGATGTCACAAATTCTATCTATCGTCTTGTCAGTCCAGTCACTTATTTTACCCATGTATTGACTTTCAACAAAAATAGCATTGTTTAGTTTGATCAATGCATCAGTCTTAGACCATGGCACATACATACGTGAATGATCATTAGCGAATGTCTCGGGGAAACTGCGATATGCCGGATACACTACGTTGCATCCTAATGCATCTGCTTCGCTGACAGTATTACTCACCCAGTCTTGTAATGCACAGTTGAACAACACACGGCTGTCGTTCAATAAACTATAGTAATCATTCTTGTCGAGATCGCTATAAATTGTAAGTTTACCTTGTTCTTCAAGGCGTAGTGTACGTTCCATATACGAACTGTTATTGCTACGTAACTTTGCGCCACTCAATAATGCAAACTCTACATCTTTGTGAATCTTAGTATATTCTTCAATGATGTCCATGTAGAAGTCAGGCTGTTTCTCTTGATCCCAACGTGCGGCAAACACAACACGCAACTTACGCTTGTCGAAAGGCTTGATCTCTTTGACACGACCACGAACTTCTTCTTTACCAAATGCAAGACCACTGATATTATAGATCGGAGCCTTCCAGCCTGCGACCTTCATATGCATGACCATCTCTTCATTGCTAGCCAATACGCCATCAACGAACTCGTTGACCATTTCTTCATACTTGCGCATGAAGCCTTGCATATCCCATACGTGCAAGAAGTCATCAGGGTCGATAGTCTGTGCTAGACAACGAACGTAGACCTTAGGGCGATACTCTTTAGGTACTTGCTTGAGAATATAAGGGATGCTGTCAATACCACTAGTATACATGTCTTCAAAATAGATGACATCTTCGCTTGTGACTTCACCGATTTTCATCAATCTGACAAGTTCAGCCATCTGTGTGAGGCTGTAATATGTTCGACCATGTGCATCAAGCACTTGACCAGTAACGATGCTCTGATCGTTGCTCAATGTCTGACCATTGACTAATTGATAGTTGATATCTCTACGCTTGAATACACGTTCATTCCAGTCTTGCAACTGTAATGTATATCTTGCCTTGTAGGGTTCTAGACCCATGTAGTATAATTTACGCATCACGCCTCTCTATATCTGCTTCTATACATTCAACACCATATTGTACTTCAAGTATGTGACAAGGTTCATCATAATTATTCTGGCCTTGATGCCACACTTTTTGACCAATCACATATTCTTCATTGGGATGTTTAGTAACTTTTATTATACTCTGATTATATTCAGTTACAATATCGCATTTACCCTTAAGTATATACCAATGTTCACTTCGGTTGAAATGACGTTGCATACTCAATTGTTTGCTTGGTTCGATCACTAATTCTTTTACTTTATAACCCGGTTTATCATCTAACACACGATAATAGCCCCATGGTCTGTGAACTTTCGGGTTCTTCCATTCTGCTAATATCCAACTACTGCTATTGATTTTTGTAGTACCACCTACCCCGAATATAAACTCAATATTATCATCATTGATATCCATCTCAGGAATATTTTCTTTTGTGCGGTCACCGCCATTAGCAAATATAATTCTACTGTGTGGGTATTGTTTACGAACTAATCTTAAAGCATCTTTTGCGCTATTGTCGCTGTCATCAAATGATATGACATCATGCACGCCTTTTAATTCGCTGATGATGATGCTACGGTCTTCAAACTGCATGAAAGGACGTCCTTTCTTGCGTTCTAACCAACTGTCAGAATTGACACCGACGATTAAGATGTCTCCTAATGCGCCGGCGTTTCTGAACAACTCAATATGCCCAGCGTGAAGGGGGTCGAAACCCCCTGTCACTAAGACAACCTTAGGCGTTCTTTCCTGCATCAAACGCCCACATGTCTTTTGCGTCTTTCCCGGCAACGAATTTACTAAACTGACGATAAGCAAAACTCCTATTGTCATAGAGAGTCGCCTCGTCATACTTGTAGCCGAAGTCCTTACAGAAATTTAGATAATTTTCCAAATCATCAAAAATCTGCCTTACTCGGTTCTTGTCGTTCTTTGCCATGTTTATTGCACTCCTAGTTAATTTAAACACAAGTTAATGATAACAGAAAGATATTCAAAAATCAAATATCTTTCCACCCAGCCTGACGAATCAAATGAAGCGCCCAGACGTGATGGCCAGTTTTGGTAGGATGATTGCTATGATAGACTAATCCCTTAGCAACCTTACCAGCAATATAATCGAACATGAAATTTACCTTGTTTATCTGATCTTCCATCCAATTCATTGGTAACAATAGTTTAGGACCAACAGATTTCGAATAGGCGTCAGTTTCGATAGCGTTCAAGATATACGGGGGTTCTACATCAACGTTGACTAATTTGCCCGTATAAACGATCCAGGTAGGATCGATTATCTTAAAATTATAATCTCGTTTAGGTGTAGCAATCTTGGTGAAATTTCTCCACATGATACCTTCTATAGGACATGCTTTGAAATTAGCAAGCATATTATGGAAACTCTCAAAGAACAGTTCATCATATGATGCTAACCAATCCAAGATGTGTATCTCGCGCTCTTTGGGAATGTCGTACCATTTGCTGATAGCAGTGTGCGAACGGAATAACTTAGTCCATGGTAGGACTAATTCTCGACCAGGCTCTGTCATCTGCATTGCTACATAGACTTTCTTGTATCCTAATGTTGCAACGTGCTTCAATATTCTTTCGAGGTCTAGATGCATGTATAGATTGCAATTGCCGGGAATAGCAAACTGATACAAGTCCCAACCCATGACTTCTGCAATTCTAGGACCAAAGCATCCTTGCAATTGATTACGGAAGTTAAATTTGCCGATGCCGGTGCCTATACCATCTAGCGCCTCGCCATATGTCCAACTCTCTCCCACATTGACAAACAATGTATCACTGCCCCTTATCACATGAAACTCTGTATTTTCTGCAGGAATTTGAATGTGCATGGGCTTCATATTGTCGTCAGTGACCAATATCTTTTTTGCGTTATTTAAAAAAGAATTTTCACTCATGAATAATGAGTTCATATCGTATTCGCGATATGTTGATTTTTCTATCAATTCAGGTTCTGGGTGCAGACCTGTCTTTGGATCCCACATATTAAATAACCACTCTCATATTAGGTTTTGTTGTATTGTACGTGATCGTAGCGCCATTCTCGCCGTCTTCGCTTACTGTGATCTCAATCTTGCGATCTGGATATCTAGTGGCGATTTGTTCGTAAAGGTCATCACTGATCATCTCACAACTCTTGTAGTCTAATGACAATACACCTTGTGCGCTAGAATACAACCCTTCAAGCCACCTTTTGAATTGAATGAATTCCACATCTCTGTCGTTATGGAAAACTTCAATGGCAACAGTAAAATGAAAAATATGCCTATGCGGGTAACCCAAAAACGATACATCATATTCATCTCCAGTCTTAAGTTTAGGATCTTCTAATGCGGCAGGATACTTATGAATACCTTCTTTACGGAAGGTAACCCAGATCATTCTAGAAGCCTGATCTTTAATTCTACGTCTAGTTTCTGCCTTGGCCAAATTGACCTGATAAATCACTGGATCCTCGCTCATCTATCATCTCCTAAATCTATAGTTTCATGTTTTTCTTCCCACTCTTGACGGCGCAATCTACGCAACTGATTGACTATATCTGCCATCTTTTGCAGGTCCTTATTATCGGTACCGCTCTCTAATTGTTTTAATTGATTCTCTAACAATCTAATTTGATATGCGTATGACGACATATTTAATTCTCCGTATTTTTAGACATCAGATCATCTGTGTCTTCAATTTCCTCTATATAATCTTCAGTACTTTCTTCTACTGAAAACAGTTCATCAAACTTAGTCAAAGCATTGACTGTCTTTTTGCCACTGAATCCTTGACTGCCTGATTTCATTTGCATCCAGAATCTATCATACTTATCAATTAAGTTGAGACTTCGCTCCCTATCCTTCAATGAGAATATCCCTTCAACGATATCACTGAATCTGATCTTCTCAAAAATCTCGTTCATGACCATTGCAGGAACGATACCCTGATCATATGATTTGTTACCGTCTTGTACCGCAGTGATATGCTGATAGACATTATGGGCTTGCAACAATGTATAACTCAATGTATCCCAACTTGTCTTAGTCTCTTTACCATGCGCACCCAAGAATCCAACACCTCTATAGCACAAGTCACGAACTAGCATTCTATCAGTGATAGGGCTGTCAGTGAATGTTTTATGGATACCGTCAGCCAATACAGCAATACTGAATTTCCGATTATCGTTTGCATAATCTTTGTTTTCAGCCGTTTTTTCCATGCTGTATGACCACTTAGTATCATGTTCGATGTTGTTCTGAAAGTATGCTAATCCCTTAGCCGCACTATAGAACGGGCTTGCGCAATCGAATGTGATCTGGAAGTTTGGATTGTGATGCTTTCGAATCGCTCGTTGAATATCACTGAACAATACTGCATATTCTAAGATGCTAGTACCCAAGCAGTGTACAAGATCGTGCTTGCCTGGCTCAAGTAATCCATCATGAATCATGATCACAAGACGGCGTAGCATCAAATGAATATCAATCTTATTCTGACCACCGAATGCCCAACCATTGAAATGATTGTCTGGATAGATGTTAGGGTCACAATACTTCTTCATCTCTTCATACCATTTATCACTCTGTGTATGATTGAGACCCTGCAATACGTTTAAGAATTTGCAATTACCATTACGGTTATTGATGAAGTATTCGTTATTAATATGTGTAGCCTTCACCGCATCTTCGATTGTGCGAATGCCGTGTTTGTCAAATAGATGTTGATTGCGAATAGTCTGTGACGGAACGTCAAGACACATGCCATAATCCATGTATGTATCCATCCAGTTCAATACTAACTTGCGTTGCTTCATAGCCTTAGGACAGTTAGGGTCTTTCCAGTCAGCAGGCCATTGACCCTTCATGATCTGAAAACCACCACTATCACCTAACATAAACGTACCTTGTTCACGCTTACGAATGATGCTTTCAGCAGGGTCATCAACAGTAGTGTCGAGATTAGCGTGACCTGCTGAATATAACGCCCACTTATATGTGTATAGTCCTTGCTTGCTATTCAAGAAATTCAAACATTCAACATCGCCGTTAAACCCTTGGGGAATTCTAGACAGATCAAAATATTGTTGACCTTCACGCTGTTTTCCCAAACCAGTGATGAAGAAACTAGACATAGCGGGCAAAAATAAAGCCCAATCATTATTGTGTGAATTCGATAGATTTATTTGTTCCATATATTATATCCCTGATTTTATTTTATCGTAAAAGTCTATACCTGTCATGAAATCATAATCAGGCTGTAAATAATTAGATACATTTTTCTTTGCTTGCTTATCTCTATTATAATACTTTTTGAGGTAAGTTAACAGCACTAATTTTACCGGACTGTCGGTATTTCTGTTATATCGCGATTCTAAGTCAGTGTTCCATAAAGTTAGTTTTTTACCCAATCGATGTTGAACAAAACTTTTGAATGAGTCGGTGTAGTTATCATTCACTCGTATAAAGGTACAATTATCAGAATTTAATCCATTTAAAAAGTTCACTTGTAGTTCTGAGTGTTCGTCTAATGCACACTGATTGAATACGTAACATAATAACGCATCATTGTTCAATCGAACCGGGGTGTCGCTAGGGTTATTCTTCCTGTAAAAATGTTCGACCACTCCAGACATCCATCTTTCTAGAGGATCGCGGATAAGTACCAACATTTCTTTTTTCTTTAATTCTTTATTGGTTAGAAAATTATCATAGTGCCAATTAAAGTTATGCATTAAAATATATTCAGTGAATGAACTTGCATTTTTGGCTATAGGAATATAAACAAATCGCTCATCGTCCGAAACTACACAATGACCGCGATTTTCAAATCCTATCTTGGATAATGTACCCTTTATCTTACTCATGTTGAGGACCTTTATAAAACGTTAGTGTTTTAATAAAGTCATAGTCCGGCTTTAAGTAATCTTCTACTATGGCATTATATTTTGGGTAATCTTGAAAAAACTTTTTGAGTTTTTTAAGATTATTTTGTTTACCCGGCCTATCTTGAGTACGATTGAACCATAATAGTTGATTCTCTTCTCGAAAGGCTCCGAAGTATGGATTTTCTGTGCCTTTCTTGTCCCAAAAACTATAGTTTTTATTTAGATCATTGATGATAAAATATTTTAGTGTATCTTTATAGTTATCATCGAGGAACATAAACACGCACTCATCGGTGTCTAATCCTTCAAGGTAATTTACCTGTAGTTCACTATGAGGATCTAATGCAAGTTGATGTAAAATATAGTGCATATTATTTTCTTGCATCTCAAGTTGTTGTAGATGAAAATGATGCACGATTCCCGAAAACCATCTAGATAAAGGATCTCGTAATACTACTAATTTTTTCTTTTCTTTTAGATTTTCATTAGACTTAAAGTTATCTGTCTCGGTCCAGCCGCACATATAATTTAAAATCTGTATGGTATATCTACTGGCACATTTAGGCAATGGAACATAGATGTAGTCAGTATCATTCGCCGGCGTACATTTACCTAAGTCCCAACGTGCTATCCTAGATTTAGGTGCTATTATTCTCATCTTGTACTAATTTGATAATGATATCTAATTTCTCTTTAGCATCTTTTACTGCTGGATATTCTTTAGCGAGTTTTTCGATACGCTCATCTTCAACCATCTTTTTCTTAGCCCAGTCCATGATAGACTGCAATTGAGGGTCAGATGATAATTCTACCGAGTTGTCGATCTTGTACCAAGATCCGCTAGCATTATCACATACCTCGAACTGCTTCGTGTTTCCGTTCCAACGCACTTGTCCACTCTGTGCTGGCAGTAGATATTGTCTATCTACTTGCCAGACTATGGGATTCTGATATGAATGGATCTTTATCATTTTGCCTGTGCGGGGAGCAGATAGCGATATGTCGCACACAGTCCCTTCACAGTGATTTCAGTTGCGCCCTGATCGCTGATCTTGACTGTCTTATCGCCGGGCAAGTCCATGATGCTCATGAATACCTTTACAGGCCATGCCCACGAACGACTCAATGTACCTTCTACATCAGGGTGAAATACAAAGTTACCGCTGTGTGTTGACGGGTCACCAAAGTAAATCTTAAGATCGCCCTTGTCAGTCTTAGTAGTGAAATGAATCTCTTCGCTGTTTGCTTGAGCCTGCTTCTTCAATCGCATGATACCTGCAACAGTAGGTTCGAACTCAACGTCCCACTTAGCGCCCTTGAACTTGACATCTTTGACTTTTTCTTCGATGATAGCCTTGCCCATCAATCGATAGTCATTGACGAAATCACCAGCCTTAGTCTCAAAGTGAATAGCAGTAGGGACATCGTCCTTGTTACGTGTAACATTGATGACTGCATGTTCATCATAATCATCAAAACCAAGAATAGTCTTGAGTTTGCCTAAATTAGGCATACCGAACGTACCAATGAATTCTGCTTGAGGAGTATCAAAAGTACCCTCAACGATAACGCTCTTGTCTTCTGCGATAGCAGAGATTACTGTCTGCTTGTCAGTACCTGCGACCTTGACGAGTTCGATGACCCCCAAGCCAAATGTATGTTGAATCAAATCTTGTAAATTGTCTTTCATGTGTTTCCTCTTTGTGTTAGATATTTAGGTAGAATCATTGTGTATAATAGTGGATTTTATTGCAAAAGTCAAATACTTGTCATCCAAAACTAAACAAATCATCAAATGTCGAATTGGTGTCTGTGTTCTCTTCTAGTTCCCAATTCAACACTCCTAGAAGGTTATCGATCTTTTTATCGACCAATGTTTTTTCCATAGCACTATCATCGAATGGTAGTTCTATGAACCAGTTTGGTAATCGCAATTCATCAGTGGGATATGCTATGCTTGTGAAGTTCAACGGATTAGGCTTTAGTTTACATACCACTACCTTCATACCATCGACCATCTTCATGCTATAGTTGTCACCATTTACACGGCGTAGATAATTCCAGTTCAATGCCGCGCGAACGTGTCCGGGCATATTAGCCTTACCTGTCTTACTATTTGCTTCAAGATCACCATATGTAGTTAAGTTGTTGACACTCTTGGGCGAACCCTTAGTCCAACTATCTTGCTTACCAAGTTCGATCTTGAATTGCTTGATGCGTTCAATGACATCCTCTCTAGTCTTACCTGCGAGGACCATCTCAAGCACTTCAAACAAGAAGTCTTGCACATACTTGGGAGTATCTGCTCGTTTCAAGTCAAGACCCATAGCCTTGATCTTGCCTTGCTTCCCATCTTTGTCTAGTCGCTTACCTTCTTTATCATAGATGTTGATAGCATAACGCTTCTTAGTGATGAACAAACTACGATCACCGACAAGTTCTCGACCACCTTTGATAACGCTTAATTTGCGGGGCACATGAAATGACCGTTCCATGAAACTGGGGAAGCCTTCGTTGACTTGATCAGCGACACTATCATATAGAGCAACAGCCAAATCTTTATTGAATTCGACTTCGTTATTAGCGATCTGTTCTTTTAAAATAGGATACGCGCTAAAGTAACATGAGTCAGTATCACCATAAACGATTGAATCACCAGTATGATCATACTTGCCTGCAATGATCTCATTGATATGCGAACTCATATGTTTCACAATCTGGCGACCACTCAATGTGACGCTCTGACCTATGCGCTTATCATAGAAACGACAATGCTCGTTCAACAATGCACCATATGCAGAGTTAAGCAAAATCTTGCGAACCAATTGACGCTTATCCCAGTATTCGATATCTTCTTTCGTTTTGCTCTCTTTTAACTTCTTCTGCATGTCTTTACGATCACTATACCAGCGTGTCAATAGTCCTGGGATCACGCCTTCTTGATCGCTACGGAAGATAGTACCATTCGCGCTCAAGATATATGGCTTGTTGCTGTCAAAGATCAATTTCCATACTTCTGCCGCAGACATCTCTACGCTCTCGCCACTCTCAAAGTCAACTGTGAGCATAGTACCACGCTCTTGATTCATGACTGCTTCATATTCAAGACTGCCGAACAAGCCTTCCCAAAGCAACGAACTCATCTCAAGATCATCATCTTCGTCATAGCGTTTCTTTTCGCTTGCTAATCTTCGTGCTTTCTCAGTGAGGTGATGCTCAGTCAATGTAGGACGCAATTGTGCAACGATAGTCTCGGGAGCCATGTTCAATGAACGAATGGCGCTAGGATACAGACTGTTGATATCGATAGCAGCCACATATTCGTGTATGCCTTTCTTTGGCACAGCGACATATGCACCGGCTGCAGCCATATCACTTTCTTTTGCATTTCTCTTTTTATCAGGAACCATCATGCCGCGCTCATGCGCTTCGTTCATGATAGCCATCTCAATCATCGCTACTGAACCCATGACTGTTGGCAACAGTACTGTATTCTCATGCGCTAGTGCGTTAGCAAGATCAAGGAACTTGAGTTTGTTGTGGATCTTTACAAGCAACATAGTATCCTGTCTGTTGTATTCAATAAACTTCTTGAAGTCCTTGTTATAGAGTTGGTCAAGAGTACCTTCATACTGTGTCTTATTCTCACCGACTTCCATCTCACCGATGAAATCTAGTTTATAACTGTGACGGCTTTCGTAGTTGTACTTCTTATACAACTGTAGATAGTCCATATGAATACGACCAACAAGGTCATATGTCACTTCTTCTTTGCCGAAACGTTCATATGTCCTTGATTTAGGAGTCTGCCCAAGCAAGCAGAATTTGCGTGTATCATCTTTGCTCATGATACGTGTGACACGATTGACCATGTAGGGTATATCGTATCCTTCTGAGTTCCAGCCTGTGAGTACGTCTGCATCTTTGATCAACTCAAAGAATGTCTCAAACATCTCAATCTCTGACCTGAACAATATAGTATTACCTAAGTCAGTAGTCAAGTCATGCGCAGTTTCATCGCTCATGTGCTTGGGCGGGATAGCAAGTGTGACAAGTGTATCTTGCCAATCCAAGTACATTGAGATAGCCGTGACCGGATTGAAAGGATCACTCGTTGGACTAAAGCCCTTCTCTGGGTCAAAGTCTACCTCAATGTCAAAGAAACATGTATGGAGTTTTGGAGGCTCACTGCCTAAGTAGTTTTCACTTAGACAGCGGAACACCACATTGATGTCCGATTCAAACAGTTTCTTATTGCTGTGGATTCGTTTTTCTTTTTCGAACTCAGTACGCTTTCTTGTGCTGAAGCGTGATATGGGATCGCCATATATACTGCGATATTTACCCTTAGGGTCAGTATAATACAAAGTATAGTTGGCAGGAAACTCGTTGTATGTGCGCTTGCCGTCAGGCTGTCGCTCTACGACAAATATCCTGTCGCTGTCTCTATCGTGAATCGCGTCAACGTAACTCATTCTTTATTCTATTATAAATTTGTTCTGCTTGCAACCTGTTGCTTTCCATACCGGGATGCCTGCCGTCTAATGCATAGTCATCCATTATCAATATCATATCCCAGAAATTTTTTAGATTCAGTGTGCTAGGTGGTCTTTCTTGACAACCATCTTGTACACCATGAAAATAAAAATTCTTTATATTTCTTGAGGTCAGATACAACTCTACGTGCTGTATGGCTAACCAATTGTACCAATAATATTTTTCTTTCAAGAAAGGCTCATCGATCTCGGACATTATCAATCTTTTATGCTCAGGCGTGTCCTTGTTAATCAACGTAGCGTTTCCTTCTGACATATCATTAAATTGATGACAGAAATACCTATCAAAATATGAGAAGGCAGTGATAACTATATCGTCAGGATATAGTTCTGCTTTAAGAACCTTCATCATGATCGCTAGATTACCTATACCAGCATTGGCTAGGTTGACACACTCTATTCCCAGTTTATTAGCGACCATGTTGGGCCAGCCCAACTTGCTAGGTGTCAGTGCCGGGAGATTAGGGGGTATATGACAATCTGGTAGTGCGTGTCCATATACAAAAGAACACCCGAACGTCACTAATCTAGGCATTCAATACCCTCACTAATCCTACAGTGTCTATGACCGTCAACAACATATAATTTGCTAACATGCCAAAACTACTACGTGTCCATGCAGCCCATGCATACATAGCGCACCCCATTATCCACAATGTGTATAACAATACTAAAGGTGGATTAGGTACAGTCAATGCCATCAATAATGAACAGCCTATGCTGATCATCCAGGCTATGACTTCTATGAAGAAACGGAATCGATTGGATCTGTAATCGTCAAGTATCCAATTGAAAACGTCACGAAAAATATCGATCACAATGTTTTCCCGACTGTCTCCAAGATAGTGTTGAGTTCTTCGTTTTCTTTGTTAGTCTCACCTAGTCGTGCCTTATAGGCTACGCGAATTGCCTTCTTAAGGATGCTTGGCTTGACTTCAAGTTCTTCTGCGATAGCCTTGACTGTATCAGTCAGGCCCTCTTGCAATGTCTCAACTTCTTGCATGACTGCCATGCCCTCGTTGATAAGTTGCGTGAGTTTGATTTTTGCTTCGTTATTAAAAGTGCGTGTTGACATTAGATTACTCCTCTATGTGAATTAGTTAGTATACTACACTGTTGTAAATAAGTCAAACTTTTTACGTCCAAACCTATTGATATTTCAGTTTTAGGAACATATATTCCTCTTCTTTCATGGAAATGATTGCATCTTTGGAACTTGTGAGTTTTACTTTATAACCAAATGTTTCAAACTTCCTAAGTACTTGCGTTTTTATCTCTTCGGGTCTAGTCTTAGAAAAATTAGTAACTAGATAGTTCCTGAATTCAGGATCCATACTATCCACCTTTTCATAGATATAAGCCCATAACCATTGATTTTTATTTAGGCTGACTAGCATCTAGGATTAATTTTTTGATGACTTTCTCAATACCGGGATTGACATGATATACATGCTCGACCATATGCTTCCTAATATAGTTTCGCATGTACTTGTCGTCATGATTAGACTTGTCTTCTCTCCACTCTAACCCTTTACGCATACACCAGTCAATGAATTCTTGTTTGGGATTTAGCAAGAAAGGTCTGTGTACATTTTTACGTGTATCGGGAATAACTTTAGGTTCTCCGTGCATAGCAGACCAAATATATGTCTCAATGCAGTCGTTCAAATGATGACCAGTGACAACATATTCAAATTGTTCTAAGAAACGATAACGCTCATTGCGCCAGTGTTCTTCCCAACTATGATCTTTGGGTTTTTCGTTACGGATATAACCAATATGTAATGAGATGTTTCTACTACTACAATGATGGAAAACAAAGTCGTAAGCATTGTCGCTGGCTTCAGTACCGTGATGAAAAAATGCCGCATCAACTTCATGATTGTTGCTCAGAAAATCTAAGATGGCAACGCTATCCACACCACCGCTAAATGCGACAGTGATTTTTCGAGGCAACTTATGAAGTAATTGGATCATACCTATATTATACGATATAGGATATGGATTTGCAACTTTTATTGGAAAATGTGGTGATTCTTTTCGCCGTAAATCTTGATGTATTTTCCGGCTAGCATATCTGCCATGCTCTCGACTGGGCTGCCGGGATAACTGTCCCCGTGATCGACCATGTCTAATTCACCCTGACGAACGTGAACCAATTCATGAAATACGGTGCGTAATATGTCTACAAGGTTTCGATTTTTAGCATAAACCCAAATAGTATCTCCACCGATCATATGCCCACCGGTATGATGGTTATTCTGGGCTTCTTCCGTATCCATGCTTAATTCAATCTTGGGCGGATCGCTAATATTGAGTTTGCCGCATGCCCACTTAGCAAATTTATTTACTTCGCTAGGTATGTCTGCTCTGGATCTGACGAAATCTTCTGTGCGCATTGTAGTATTTATACTTTGTACCCTTTGGCAACCATAGCATCACGTATCAATAATGCTAACTGCATATGTCCTTGAATTCCCGGATGTGGATCTTCGCCACTCACCCTACCATACTCCCAAAATGGTTTAGCATGGTGTAATTTAGGATCTCTGATATCGTCTAACACGTTGAAGTTATTGTATAACGCATCCCTGTGATGTTCGGGCCAATTATGCCATAAATGACTTTGATGCCAAATATAAAATTCTTTCACCCCAAAAGCATCAAACATTCCTTTGAGTGCATAAGCATAACTGATAGTTCTATAAAAATCTTCTATAGGATGAGTTTCTGATATCTTTCTTGTAGCCTCTTCCCTGAGTTCTCGCAATCTTCCTAGGCTTCTATGATGCCTATCGTAAGTATATTGTATGTCTGTGCAAACTACATCGATCTTACAATTAACCCAGTAAGCCTGATTATCTTCCCATGCTTCTTTAGTACTGAGTGGATCATATTTTTCAAATCTAGACCACTCAGTAAATTGAATCACAGCAACAGTCCGCGCTAATTCTTCGGGTGTTTTGCTTAACAACCAATTATAAGTTTTTCTTAATACACGTTGATTACTTCCACAACCGTTAGCAAGGTTGTAAACTTCATCAGCATGTAATAATGACCCTAGGTGATGTGGCCATAATAAAGAAAGCCTTCTATCATGGTCAGGTAAACCATTATGGGCATGAATAAAATGTGGTTCTAGTCCCCCACCCGCAGTCCAACTGCATCCATTAGTATATAGTATCATGTAGATATTTATTTACGTATTATTTTGCTAATGGATTTTCCCAAGCCTTCTTGATCTTGTCGTCTACTTTTCTCTCAAGTTCCTTCAATTTAGCATCTGACTCACGTTCTAGGGCTCTGATTCTATTCTGTAGATCACGCTCAGTATCACCTAAACGCTTATCGCTTTGATTCACAAAACCACGAGTATCACGGTCTAACTCACGACCTCTACGCTCGGCTGCATCAACTGCCGCTTCGACACGATCTATATCCGCTTTTAGATCACTTCTGATACCGCGGGTCATGTCTTGATTCTGTTGAACCAGTATGACTAAACTTTCTTGACTCTTTTCTAACTTAGTCAATCGTGTCTCAATAGCAGTAAAATCAGGGCTTACATAATTAGCGATAGCATCCTTCATGTTCATGTAATCTTTATAAAACTCAAACGTAGCATAAAGACCACCGAGTACTGTTGATAATATACCGGCTGCTATCATCAATTTAGCAGGGGTGAAATTATAACCACCTACGCTGATGACTGTGTTCTCACTTAGATATTTTTCTTTAGCCGCTTCAAGTTCATCTACTTTAGCGTCAATGTCTGTCTTCTTTTTATTTGTCATTTTTTATTTTCTCCTTAATCCCAGAAACCCTTTTTTGTTTCTTCTAAGTAGGCTTGGGTTCTTAATTTAATACTACTAGGTGATGATGGTACACCCATATAGTTCGTTATGATCTCTCCCTTGCATCTTTCATATTCTTCTTTTTGCTCAGGTGTCATGTCCTTATAATCTTTAAATTCATACCATTTTGGTTTTCTCATTTGTATTGTGCCTCCACCATTTTATTATAAGTATCTGTGTTACCCTTTTCTAAAAAGTACATGCTACGCTTGTTGTCAGAAGGCACTTGATTTTTGTATATCTCTTTAGGTGCATAGAAAGATGTATCTCTCAATGCAAGTTGTAGATATGAATTATATCCTATAGGTTGCATCATCATTCTGTCTAAACTGATGCCCATAGACAATTCATTGTTTTGTGCATTTTTGTTTAATGGATTTTCTTTTTGCTCTGTGCTAGAACTATTATTAGTTTTTGTGTTGTTCTCTATGATTTCAGTCAATGGGTTAGCACGATTAGTTAAAAAATTGTTAGTGAATAAAACGTTCTCTACTTCTGCACTACGCAATCCAGTCATAGTAGTTGTTTGCACACTAGATGTTGATTGTGTAACTACCGGCTGTATCGATATCATAGATACCTGTGTGTCTATTGATTGTGCAGATTGATTGTTGTTTGAAACATTCTGTTGCACACTTGCATTATTACCCATCATGACTTGGTTATTAACTGCACCAAGATTTTGCTGAGTGTTAGATGCTAAAGGTATACCCTGAGCAAATGAAGAACTTTGCACATTACTTTGTTGTGTTATACTAACTTGTTGCGTGGCTGCTTGTATGCTTGCATTAGACGATGTATTTGCTACTGACATAGCAGTTTGTTCTGTGGCTCGCACAGCAGATTGTGCTACATCATTAGCGGCTTGTACAGCAGTTGTAGCAATCGCTTGTTCTTTCTTTTCATTGTTCTTGATCATAGTCAGTATTGATGAAAGACTTGGTCCACCGGAAGTAGAACTACCTTGTTGTGGTGCAGAACCTGAACTTGCTACATTGTTTGATGAGCCAGGAGGAGGTTGTGATCCTGGTGGCGGCTGTGATCCAGACGGAGCCGGCTGTGATGATCCACTTGGTGGTGGCTGACTAGTAGATGCTGTAGTTGTAGTCGTACTGCCGGGTGGAGGAGGCTCAGAGCCAGGTGGGGGAGGTGAACTATATGCAATCTGTTGTTCTTGCTGTTTGGGTTCTGACTCCGGAGGCGGCTTGCTAAATGTATCTGCTATCTCTATAGGACTAGATGTTCCTGTGTTAGTTGTAGTTGTTGTAGGTGTAGGTGATGTTGATGTTTGCTTAACGCTATAATTCAATGATAAAGATATATCTCGTACCCTAGGACCATAATAACCACTCCAAAAATTCATGTCACTACCCGTCCATGATATAGAAATGTCACCTAAAGAATTTAGTTGATATGGACTACTAAAAGTTTCAGTGCCTGTAAAGGTCTGAAAGGTAGCACCGGTATTTGTCAAACTATAATCATAGTTGTAGTATTCTAAAACTTTTCCTGTATTATTTGTAAGACTGCCATATACGTTTAATGAACCTCTAGTTCCAGAAGGATTATTTAAATCATTATATATCTTCCAAGAGTAATTAAAACCACCTACACTTATACCTTGTCCGCTCAATACTGAATTGATCGCTATTATCTGACTTACTGTATACGGCATGTAACTAAAACGAATCGTATTAGTATCAGTGTTGAATGCTGGAGAAGGACCGCCACCAGTACCCTCTACTTGACCTAATTGAGTAGCATTCATGTAAATAACATTACCCCATTGTGTGGGATCCACCAAATTTGGTGTAGTCTGTACACTACCTGTATTGGTGTTTATGTTTTGCGCACAGACTACGTTACTAACTAGCAACAATAAGGCTAAGAGTTTTTTCATTACTCAAACCAGCCCTTACTCTTACCTTTAGGTACCTTTTTAGGATTTGCTTCCCACGATACTTTTGCTTCTTCACCGATCTTACCTTCATATGGACAAGGAGTTCCGGCTGCCATCATAGCATCAAATACACGACGGTCTTGACACATAGCCGCTACAGCCGCTACTTTCATGCCCATGTCGTATAATGTCTTGGATAACTTTAAGCGTTCGCAATTCTCATCACGTAATGTAGAACCAAAACTTATACCAAGAATCTGTGTCTGTGCCGCACCTGAAACACCCGTTGTACATAAGTCAGCATTACCACCTGACAACATTGCAGGAGCAATCGCTGTTGGTGGAGGTTGAATGACTTTCTGTGTGACAGTTGTTTCATTGATGTTGCGATTAGTCATCTCGCCTTGTTGTATGTTGACGTTTGTGTTACTGCTAACGTTGTTATTTGTATTAACATTGTTAGATGTTGAAGTGCTACTGTTGATGTTTCTGTTAGTCATATCACCGGTATTAACGTTAGTATTGACGTTATTATTAGTGCTTGTGCTAGTAGAAACATTGTTGTTATTATTGGTAACACTACCGCTCATCACATTGTTATTAGTATTAACAGATGTGCTAGCATTGTTATTATTGTACGTCATAGTACCACTATTGATGTTATTGTTGGTATTGACGGATGTGCTAGCATTGTTATTGTTATAAGTCATAGTACCGCTGTTGACATTATTGTTATTATATGTCATAGTACCGGTATTAACATTGTTATTGTTATTAGTCATCGTACCATTGTTGGTATTTTGATTGATGTTAGTAACAGTACCACTTTGAATGTTATTGTTTGTATTAACATTCGTTGATGTACTTGTGTTATTGTTATTATTGTTACTATTAACCGTACTAATGCTAGTACTATTATTATTAGTAGTAGTCATGTTTGTAGTGTTAACACTACTGGTACTATTACTTGTGCTATTCGTATCAACTAAAGAGGTAGTTGTATAACCTCCTTGGTTGATAGGAGTAGTGGTACTAGTTGTCGTGCCACCACTAGTAGCCTGAGTGCTTGTATTTGTTGTGGTTTGTGCATATGCCGGAACGCTGCCTATAAAGGCAGCGATTGTGGCCAACACAAGGATCTTTTTTATCATTTTTATTGTTCCCTGTATAAGCCGAAGAGGTTTTACCTCTCGGTATGCTTATATTTATGCGGAAACAGTGTAAAAAAGACTCAGCAGTTAACGGCGGCGATTGCTAGCGAGGGTTATCAACTTCTGCATGTTGTCAAACAAATCAGGATCTAAACTATATAGGTCTTGCACCCACTGTTTTAAATCTATTTTTCTTAAATTGCGGCGTATGTCTGCCGCCTCACGATCATAGATGTCTAAGTCATCCCATTCGTTTTTTGGTTTATCATGATCGTGCATCCAAGAACTCCAACTGTCCGTCATTGAATATATGTAGCATGCCGGGATAGTCAGCAAACTCAAACACATATCTAATATCACCGCGAGTAGTAATCGCAGTACCTACAATCACACCGGCTGCCTGATATGTGCCACCTACTTTTTGTACCTTGTCACCTATTTTAAATTTAAAATCAGTTGTCATACGTAATCCTTTAGTCCAAAATGTGCGCGAATCTTATCACCGTAACTTTTATAGGGATAACTGCTATCTTGTTCAGCAATCTTTGCACACTCTTCAATAATATTTTCAGCGAACCTTTGTAATCTCTCTGAGTTCACTTCGGGGTAAGTGCTACCGCCGGTCTGTAAAGCAATCTCATAGACCTTGTTGGTCATGCCTTTTGGTTTGTGTCTGTTGTAATCGTAGTTCATGATACTATTTTATCATGAATATTGAAAATGTCAATATTTTATTTGCACCAACTCTGCTTTGCTTCACCATAATACTCACGGGCATAACCCTTATTGATGAGTAACATGCGTAAACTCTGGCCATCGATGATGACATCGCCCAATACACGACCACCATACTTGTCCCAATCCATTAGTACAATTTGTAGTTTCTGTGCTTTGGATATGCTATCTTTAGTGAAGTTAGTAGCAGCCTTGCCCAATAAATCTTCGCTCTGACATTGTGCGCGGTGTCCCTTCTCAGGAGTATCGACACCGAATACACGAATACTAAGTTCTTTCTTTAGTGGATCTGGTAAGAAGGGTGCTTGGAAAGCAACAGTATCACCGTCTATCACACGCAAGATAGTTGCGTCATAAGTTACACCGGGCTTTTGTTTTTGAGCAAAGGCATCAGTAACACTTAGTGCAAGTGTTACAGATAATAAAAAACCTACGATCTTACTTGTCATCATAGTCACCGGCGAATCCTGACATATAACGATCACCCTTAATCTTCATGTCTGGTTTAGCGGCTGCTTGTGCATTGATAACTGACATCAATCCTTCTAGGCTCTCTATCGCCTTATTCTGCATCATCTCTTTTTCTTGAGGCTTAGCGGTCATGTATTTCTTAACGAATGTAACAATATCCGGAATATCAAGCATATGCTTGCTACCATCTTTGAATCTAAATTCGTAATTACCGTCTGTGTCTACGGCTTTGCGCATCTGCATTAGTATGTGAGGAATCTTATCTAGATCAGCATCCTGCGCAGGGGCATCGTCTTCATCGTCCCAGTCGTTTTGGGGACGCTTTTTCGCTTCAATAACTTCAAAAATCTTCATGTCTAATCCTCACAATAGTATTATGTATTTATCAAGCCACTAATTATAACATGGATCTTGTTACTTCAACTTAGTTTTGGTAACCTTCTGTAATAGTGCCCAGGCCTCTTCTTCTTTTCCGGCTGCTATGAGTTTCTTCATCAAAGCCCATAATTCAGGGCTAGCGATTTGCTTGAATTTTATCATTTCCATGGCCCCTAGATTACCCACATATGACGCTTCATTTGTTTTTTTCTGGCTTCCGATCCATTCTTTTGCGGCAGGTCTTGTTGGAGGTTCTGCGACAAATTGCTTTAGTCTACTATATGTTTTGTTGATCTGTTCCTCTGTCGCTTCTCTATCGCCGCTGTTGTCGATAATGCTTAGAAATTTAAATATATTAGCAAAACGACCTATATTGTCCTGAACATCATACCAACTATTAGTCACTATTTTATCAGGAACAGTTCTTGATCTCATTTGATTGCGTTGTCTTGCTACGTCAAGTTTGGTGTTCACTACCACTAGATAACAATCATATCCTAGTTGTTCAAAATTCTTTTTAAGATTGGCAATCTTATCATAATCATCGCCGGTACCGTCTATATGAATACCTAGTCTACCCTCAAGTGCAAGATCACTTTTTTTGCTTGTGATCTGTTTGGCTCTTGCTCGTACTGTGTCACGCTTTTCTTTTTCTTCAGGGGGCATCTTGGGATCGATGTCGTGTTTCTTCATCATGTATTCGAATGCTACGTCACTATTGATTGTGACCAAACCCATAGCATTCAGTCCTAAACGGTCTGATACATAACTCTTGCCGCTGCCAGGGCCACCGATAACAAATACTACCTTAAAGATAGCAGGGTCGTTGATACCTTCTTGTACGAATTCACTTGCTCTCATTTCACACCTATCTTCATATATCTTGTGTAACTTGTTTCTGGATCTGTAAAATCTTTACTACCTAAATAATTTACTTTACGCATTGGAAATAAATCTGTAAATTGTTCTAGGTCTGCTATTTTTGTTACTGCCCCGCTTGCTTGGTCTCTTCCTTGAACTATCACTCTATATCCATCTGGTACTACATTATACCAAGTGGACTTCATGTCATTGACACTAGTATTGATTATGATTCCGGGCTTGTCATATATCACATCTCTAGCATCAGTATTTAAAAATATCAACTTCCCCGGTTTAAAAAATGGTTTCAGCAACTCGTGGCTAGTTTCAAGTTTATCTTCGTCATTTTCTACTAATACGATATGATCAAATATCACACCTTCTTTTTGCAATAACATAGCAAGGTTACCATACCAACTACCTAATATATAGATAGTTCTAGCGCATTTCCCGCCTAATCCTTCTTTTAATTTTTTGCATAACCAAGTCTTGCTTTGTATAAGATCATCCGTGAAGCTACCTTCCAGTGTGTCCGGGCTTGATTCTTCTATTTCTGCAAATTCTACGATACGCATTATATTATTTATCTACTACTCCCTGATCGCAAGGTCTATAAAACGCTGTTCATATCTGCTAAAATTAGACCAAATCTCTATTATGCTATCAGGGATCACGGGTAATTCTTCATACTTGAACAGTCTAGTGATGAATTGATAACGCCTGTCATACTTGATCTTGGGGTTGGGTATATACCAACTAGGGGGAAGGTGATCAAAATAGTTATTTAAATTCCCATGGTCGACTGGTACCGGTAGTTGATAGCCCTTGAAAGTCAGAATGCTTTCATTGTCTTTCTTTATCTTTAGTGAAGTTCTGTTTAAAGATATGTTGTCGTGTTTTTTATAGATTAACTTACAGTGATTGTCACCACCACGCCAAGCCATCGTGTTCTCTATCAAATCATCAATGTCTATGCCGACATCGTGAAGTAATATTTTAATTATTCTATAGTCATCTACATCAATGGATGCAGTACCGCTCAGATAGTGATTTAGTATTATAGAGCAGTCATTGTTTAGATTTGTTGCAGGAAAATTCTTTAAATAACCATCATAAGAAAATACATGATTAGTGAATTTGCCGAATCTAACCGGCATCGCGTTTATCTTATAGCCGTATTCTTCAAATAATAGTCCGGCTTCTCGCACATCATCCGGAAAGTTCATGCAATTATGCGCGTTCTTTCTTTAGTATGCTCTTGATCATCCAAGCATGTTTAGCATGTGCATCCATGCGTTCTGCGATATAGTTCTCTATACCATAATTGTTTTCATTTTTAGCGTGACTCATGCATTCACCTAAACAATGTAACACTAATTCATTATCATGTAACAACTCTGCAAACATTAGTTCTGCTCTTGGGATCATGGTCTGACCTTTGATATCGCTCAATTCAACAAAACGTTCCATGCTTCCTGGAGTATAACTATCAAGTGTTCTGATATATTCAGCAGTCTTATCTAATGATGCATATACTTCAGCGTATAAATTACCGAAGAAATCGTGATACTGAGGGAAGTTTGGGCCCTCAACGTTCCAGTGGAACTGTTGCGCTTTGATCACAAACGCATAACTATTTGCTAATAAATGTTTTAAACTATCTGCTAACATATTCTTTTACCTTTTACAAATCTCGTCACTTACTCTAGTCTTATATATCTCAGGAAATATTCCATGTATCAATAGTATGATCGCCCATCTCCAGGCTCTATATAAATGTTGAAAATATCCTATGTTATTTTCCTTTAAGTGACTCATTTCTTTTTACTTCGTTTTGCAAACCTTTCATTATAGAACTTTCTTTAGTAGGCTTGTCAAATTCTTTTTTAGTAGCACGAACTATACCGCTGAAACGTTTGTTGCCGCGTTCGAAATCACCTTCTTTGTCTGCTTTACTTGCATCAGCGCCTGCGGCTTTTTTATATCTTGCTAATGTTTCAGGACTTAATTCATCAAGTTGTTCTTTATCTGTGCCTGCTGATTTAGGTGTGAACTTGCGATAACTCTGACCCATGCCGCCCGGTGTGTTAATTTTTTCACCTAATGGTTTTTCGATTACTTTTTCCATTGGGCTCTTTTCGATTCCTAGTCCTGAACCACCAGTAATACCTGCGCTATAACCTTCTTCTACAGATTTAGCCTTCATCGCTTTGCTCAATGCAAACAATGCATTATAGAATTGCTCTGTCTTATATGCAGCCTTGATGAATTCTTCGCTCTGTATCATATCATTGAAATCTTTTGCAAGTTCTTTAACATGGCGCTTTAACATTTCTAATGGAACAGTGCCGTAACCAGGTACATTTACCTGGAAATCATTTTGCTCATTCTGTAATCCTTTTATGATACTACTCATTATTTGTCTCTCTTACTCTTAGTTGCTACATTCTTTGCTTTACCGCTACGCTCTGGATTAGGATCTTCTCTACGCTTACGTGCTGCCGCGCTTGCACGACCCTTCTTGCCTAGGCTATGTGCTTTGCTTTGTGGCAAGCACTTGGGCTTACCCTCACTACTACTACCTCTAGCACATGAGCCACGAATCTTTCCATCTGGGCCGAAACGAACCCACTTCTCTTTAAACCACTTGCGTAAATCTTCTTCTAGTTCTTGTTCACTTAGTTTCTTTTCTAAGCCTTGAACATTTGTATTCTTGTCTGGTTCTGGTGCTAAACGCTTTTTAGCATCAGGCATAAACTTGTCTATAGTCTTTAGTGTTAACGGACCTAACACGCCATCAACATCTAAGTTAGCATTGAACTTATCGTTTAAGAAATTTTGAATCTTACGTACACGCTCATCGCTTATCTGATCTTCGCTGACCTTTTTGCAACTACCAGGTGTGTTGGCTTTGGTACCTGGCACACGCCTGTAACCTTTCCAACATGCTTCTAGTATTTGACGATATCTCATTTCTTGCTACTATTGCCCCAATTGCTTGCGCCAACTTTACGGCACTTGACTAATGCACC